GAATATTTACACCATGGTTTCAATTAATATTTGTTGAAAAATATATTTGTTTAGGCTTCTTGTATGGTAATAAATCAAAACAAAAATACATTTTAATAAATATGTTCAGTCCATCAAAGGATATTGATTTAATAAACTAATAAATGAGTTAGCAACTCACATTGTGTGAGTTTTGAAACTCCTTGTGTAACTAATTTTGTACTGTATGATAATAACCAAATTTTGTTTTTTATATTTTAGCTGGGAAACCAGCTAAATTAGCACCTATTCCAAAACCAGTTCCTTGTCTAGCATAATTGCTCACACTTGGAGCATACAAATCTAAAAGAGCAAAAGTCGCAGCGGCTGTCATTGCAATAGTTATCACTTGTTCCATAGGAAGTTTATTTTCTGGAATGTAGAAAGCAGCAAAAGCAACTGCTGCACCTTCAATTAAATATTTGATAGCTCTTTTGATAATTTCTCTGATATCAAAAGCAGATTGAATTTCTTTAATTTCTTTTTTAATTGTGTCCATTGTTTTATATATAAAGAAAATATTTTTTTTTTAAAAAAATATTTGAAATTTCACAAAAATAATTATTTAAAGAAATATTTGATTATTATCACCAAAATGTCAAAAACAAAAGATAAAACCATTTTTTTGAAAAATGATATGCCCATCCCAGGTCAAAATTATGTGTGTCTTTCATTCATTTCACCTGAAAAAATTTTGAAAAATAAAGAAATGTTTTTTCTCTTAAATTTTGTCAAAGACAGATTTGATTACAAAAATAATTTGAATGTTTTGGAAGAAGACTATAAAACATTTTTATTTCACAAACAAAAAGAATTAGAAAAATTATTTTTCGAAAAAAATGAATTCCAAACAACGGTTAGAGGAATCAATGTTCGTGGTGTATTTGATACAGAAATTGAAGCAAAAACAAGATCAAAATCTTTAAATCGTATAGATCCTACACATAATATTTATGTTGGAAGAGTAGGATTTTGGCTTCCTTGGGATCCAAATCCAAATGATTTAGATCAAGAATATGCACAAAAAGAATTAAATACTCTCATGAAAAATAAAAAAGCTAATGAAATTAAAAAAAATATACATTATGAAGAAGAAAAAAGAAAAAGAGTTGATGAAGCAATGAAAGAAGGTAGAGAACCAGAAAATTTTGACGAAATTCTCTTCAAAAATAATCCATGGCAACAAAAAAAAGAAAGAGAATTAGTTAAAAAAAAATTAAAAGAACAAAACACAAAAGAACAAAACACAAAAGAACAAAACACAAAAGAACAAAATACCAACAATATTTTAAACATGGCAATAAAAGATTTAGAAAATGATTCTTGAACAATCCTTAAATTCTCAAAATTCCAATTTTTTTTTTTTTTAATTTGTTAATAAAATATTTAATATTAATAATGAAAGGTATTTTAATACTAATGTTGTATATTGGAATAACAATGATTATAATAGGGTACATGAAAAATTATGAAAAATGTGAAGAACCTAAAATAGAATATAGATATGTTCAAAGAACATTTTTTGAAGAACAAATCGCTCCAACAAATTTAAGAAAATCATTTAATGGTATGTTTAATGATCAAAGTTCTTGGTTGTCATATCCTTTCAACCAAACTGATGATAAAGCACGATACAACAAACAAAATTATGATAATTTTATCAGAAATGAAAAAAATCAATAAAATTTCTAAAAATTTAAACTCAAATCATCTGAACCCTGGTAATATTCAAATGAAGAATCACTGCTTGATTCATCCGAAGGAATATATTCTTCTGTTGAACTGAAATATTCATCGCTGTCATATTTAATGTTATGTTCTATGTCCTCAAATCCTCCAAATGTTTTTTCATAAAAAATATTATATTGTTCTTTTGAAAATTCAAACATTTTTTTATTTATTATTTTAATAATTGATAAATCACCGTAAAATAATTCATTGTCTATTGGAGGAGGAAGTTCATGTTTGTTTATATTTTCATGGTTTCCATTTTTCCATCCAACAATGTACAAATCGTATAAATCTTCGTTGAAAATATATAAAATTGAAGGTTTTCCTTGTCCTTTAACCCTGATTTTTTTGGATTTGACCATTTCATCAAATATTTTGATTAAATCATAATTATCAAGTTTTTTGGTAATTCTTTTTATATTTACTTCTTTGACAACACCAAATTTATCCAAAATAATTGTTTTCATTTTTTCTTTTGGTTTTATACTATGTCTTTAAATCATTTACGCTTATTTATTTTCATCGGTTTTCATCAATCTTTCTTTCATGATTTTGTGAAACACTGATTTAATATGGTTTTGTATTTTTGATAACACACAATAATTTATAATTTCATGTAACACATGAGCATTTAATTAAATCTTTATCAGTTTAAAATTTTTATTTATTTAAAAAATATATTCATTTATTATAGAAAATGTCTATTTGTGAATTTAAAAAAGATTTTAGTTTCGAAGAAAGAAAATCAGAAGCTCAAAGAATAAAAGAAAAATATAAAGATAAACTTCCAATCATTGTTGAAAAATCTATAAAATCCGATATTTCAAGTATTGATAAAAAAAAATATTTAGTTCCTGATGATATTACAATAGGTCAATTTGTTTATATTATTAGAAAACGTATAGAACTTTCACCTGAAAAAGCGATTTTTATATTTTTAGGAGATAACACTATCCCACCAACTTCATCCTTGTTATCTGATTTGTATGATAAACATAAGGATGATGATGAATTCCTTTATTTGACTTATGCTGGTGAAAACACATTTGGATAAATAACAATTTTTTTTATTTTTGTACCTATTTTTTTATGTTTCTTGAGTCATGAAATTATAGTTCATATGTTGTTCACTTAGAAATACAATTTTTCCAATGATAGTATCAAAGATAATTCTATTTTCCATAAACCCAACTTGTTTGGTCGAATTGTTCATGTTAAAAACCATCAGAACAAGTTAGATCACATGAAAATTTCCTCATATATAAATATATGTCTCTAAACATCCATATCTTGAATATCCATCCATGAATATCCAACAACTGATCATAAACATATTTTTTTGAATCCTCCAACTTTCGTCCAACATGTATGACTCCACCATCTATGAATATCCAATCACAAAATAAATTTGAATTTTCGAATAGTTCCAAAAAACAAAAATATCTATCACTGTCATTTCCAATAAAACGTTTCAAATTGAACAGTGTATGAAAACAATCTACAAAAATCAAATTATTGCTTCTAATAAAATTCTGGAACAAATGGAAACAAGTCATTATGTAATGTTATTGGCATACATGCAAAGTGGAAAAACTACCACATATTTATTGGTAGCTATTCGCATGATAACAGAACAAAAAATCCATAAAGTATTGGTAATAACAGGAAACAGAGAATGTGCTTTGCGAGAACAATGTCAAAAAGATAAAATTCTAACCATCGAACATTATTGTATGAAACATAAATTATCATCGATCCAAAAAAAAAAACTTCTGAAGAATATTCATATTTTGTGGGGTCAAGATTTAAAAACATTCAAAGGTTCAACTCAAAACACACTCATAATTTGGGAAGAATCACATTATGCACAAGGCAAAATAAATTGTCCATATAAACATTTTTTCAAAAAACAAAAATTATCTAATGTGTTGTTTGGAGACTTTTCAAAATTAACCAAAAAAAATTCTTATATGATATCTGTTAGTGCCACTCCTTTTTCCGAACTTATCAACAATCAAAAAATATTTTGGTCTCGCAAAAACAAACTTTCAAACAAACAAATAGTAATTTTGTTACCAGGCGAAAATTATATTTCACCTAAATGGTATTTAGATAATAAAAAAATAATGGAGTCTTTTCCTATTAACCATATTGATAAATTAAAACAATTTTTAAAAATGTATCAAGGATTAAATGGATATATCATAATTAGAGGAATGGGTAAATCAGAATCAATTTTAGAAAAAGAATGTGAAATATTTAATTATGATTTCAAAAGATTCTATGCTGGTGTTGATGATTTGACTGTTAAGGAACATTCTGGATTGGATGTTTTAGTTATTGAACCATCAAATACCACTGTGGTATTTATCAAAGGACGATGTCGCATGGGAGCGGTAGTTCCAAAACAAAATATACTTGCAGTTTTTGAGAGTTCGGCGAAACCAAAACTAGACACATGTCTACAAGGTTTGGTTGGAAGAATGTGTGGATATGAATTTGGTGATAGAATGCCAGATATCTACTGTTCCTCTAAATGTGTTCCAGAAATTATTAAATATTGTAGAGAAATGAACACTCCGTTTGGGCCAGTAATTTCAAATGTTATGAATGTTTCAAATTTAAAAAAAAAACATATTGATTGGATACCTGGTTGTCCAGTCATGTTTGAAATTCCTGATAGTGAAGAAAAAACAAAATTAGATATTGTAAAACACATGTTGAAACATCCAGAAGAAATCCTTAAAAATAATGATCATCTACAACAAAAAGAATTGTGCGAAAAATTAGATTTAGTTATGAAGGGAAAAATCAAAATTAGTTACAGAAACATGTGTAGAAAAAGTTATTTGAGACAAATGAAATTAATCCCAAAATGTATTGAAAATAAAATTGGATTTACTCATTTTGACATGAAAATGAATAAAAATGGTTTATTTATTGTTTATTCTGATAGTGAAATTAATCCAGAATTAATAAGATTAGGTTTTACCAAAAATACCTTTATATTATGTTTTTGGACATACAATGTTTCATCTCCCACAAAAATGAGACTAAATATTCCGGAAACCATAGGTTCAAAAACTAATGGTGTCAAAGGAGAAGTGTTTTATCCAGATGAAGAATTTTTGAAAATTAAAAAAATCAAGAAACTTAAGAAAATCAAAAAAATCAAGAAAATCAAGAAACCCAAGAAAATCAAGAAAATCAAGAAAATCAAGAAAATCAAGAAAATCAAGAAAATCAAGAAAATCAAGAAACCCAAGAAAATCAAGAAACCCAAGAAAATCAAGAAA